GTCGGCGGTCGGTGAGCTCGGGAATACTGATATGTATGTCGGTCGAAATTGTGACGAGGCGACGGCAGAATTTAGCGTTGACTCCTCATCTCTCTTAACCCTCCGACTCCTCGCGATCGAGATTGGGGCGAGCGTCCCTTCGCTCGACGCCGACTGTCGGATCCTGCTCTGGAAAGTAAGTCGATGAGTTACTTCTCTCAAAATACCGCCTCATGTTTCGCGCTCTTAACGTATTCATCAACCTCTGGGCAGGCCGATACATTCTCTCAGCCTTGGGTATCGGGCGCAGCGCCTCAGATCACCGACGCTACAGGTAAGGGTTTTCACTCAGGCTTTACAACCCTTACAAATAACGCAATCGGGGCAGTAGCTAACATTAACAATCAAGCTGATCGCGCACACTTTGCCCAGTTTTGGGGCAACATATCGAGCGCATACGCTGGATCGGATGATGCGTGGGTCGGATACGGAAGAGGCGCAAGTTATGTAGTGCAGTCACAGGCGGGATCGAGTTATGTCATAGATCCCGATAGGTCGAGATCGATAATAATGAGGAGTGAATAATGAGCTATGTCCCCAGCCACATTGGCCAAGTGCTCATGAATCCGTCGGCTCTTGCAGTATGTACGCCAGCAAATAACACTTCTTCTGCTGTTGGTGCCGACGTTCAGTTTAACGCAGCCAGTGACTTCTTCGGATCACTCGCGGCCTCGCTGTCTTTTTCAAGTGGTGTCATCACACTACCAACTGGATACTTCTATTATGTTGAGGGCTCAACGCAGAGCTACGCGACCTCCCTTAATTCCAATACATACTGCGAGTATAAATGGCATAATGGGACAGGATATATCGGATCTCATGGTCGAGTAGTTCAACAGCGCAACCCAGATCTACAGCTCACAGGGCGAGATGAAAAGGCGTTTATTTTAGTAGACGCGACCTCGGGCGCTGTCAGTGTGAGCCTAAGGATTACAAGCGTAAATCAAGTCTGGGCGTCGGGCCTCAACAGCACGACCGCCCAGTATATTTATGCGGGAATGGGGCGGGCCACAATTTGGAGACTAGACCCATGATCCAACTAGCACAACTCATCAACGCCGAGTCGATCAAATATATCGCCCTCGGATTCGTCGCGCTAACCGTCGGCGCCCTCGGCTATAAAGTCGGATTCGATCGCGGCCATATCCCGAAATCTGAGATGTGCGCCGAGGAGCTCATCGGTCTCGTCCAAGAGCGGGAGAAGTTTATCTCTTGCGATGTCGATCGCCAGGCGGCGGCGATGAGAGGGATCGCAGACTGTACCTTCGAGAAGTGCCAGCCTCTTTGTGTTGGCGCGGTGAAGAAGGCGGTTGAAGACTACATTGCCTTAGAGAAGGAGATCCTATGTACACCGGCGCGATGATTCTACAGCTCTTCTTATTCGTCCACTCTCCCGCCGCCGAGATCAAGATCCCCGGCGGTAAGATCATCGGCCGCCCCGTCCCGGCGGGAATGCTATTGCAAGAGCGCGGGGTCTTTCTGAGACCCCAAGATTTCGTGGTCGTCAAGGGTCTCGTCGAGTCATCTCAAGCTGTCTGTGATTACGTCATTCAAGAGGCAGCGATACAAACCGAGGAGGCATTGAGAGCAGCGCATCAAGATTGCGAGTCGACTCAATACGACTCGCAAACCTTGATCGAGCTCTTGACCGCTCAAAGCGAAGATCTTAAAATCAAGCTGACCAAGAGCCGAACCAATACCCAGATCGCGAAATATGTCGCCATCGGTCTCGGCGCGGTCGCCCTCGGTACATCAGCCTACTTAATCGCGAGGTGAGACTATGACAATCGACGGCAACACGATGATCTCCATCACCACGATCGTCGCCCTCGGTGGCCTCGCCCTCGATCACTTTAGAGACAAGGGTCGAGACCGCGAGGAGCTCGGGCGCCTCAAGCAACAGGTCAAGAGTTTAGAGTCGCGGGCCTCGGTCGCTGATCAACGCTTCACATCAATCGATGGGCAATATACAGAGATCAGGGAGCAGCTCGCGAGGCTTGAGGCGATCCTCACGAATCATTGATCATCTGATCGGGGAGAGCTTCAGCTCTTTAATGATCTTTGCTTCGATGATCTCATAGGCGGGATAGCATCCGAGAATGATTTGATTGAGCGCGGCGAGCGACGCCTCTTCAATAATGTCCCGCTTCCGGTCCCTCTTCGTTTGCTCGATGAGGTGCTGTACTTTGGCGATGGCGATCGCTTCGTAGACATCTTGAATCAACTCGGTGATACGCTCTCGACGGCGGCCTCCGTCCTTGAATTGATTGATGAAGTACGAGACCGTTGATCTAAAGTGAATGTGATCAAGGTTCGCGAGAATGATCTTGCGGCCGGCGCTCGGCGCGTAACAGAACGGGAAAGTGTATTTGCTCTCACCCCTGAAGGCGCTTGAACTATTCGCCTTCACACCTTTGGAGTCATAATGCATCCAGGCGCAAGAGACCTGGACCTTCGGCGCCCTCTCCTTCTTTGCGCTCGCGGGAGTATTGCCAGTCTCGAAGAGCGTGTCAGCCGAGTCATTGCTTTCGGTCGCAGGCTTTGGGTCTGAGCTCGTCGGGCGATTTGAGCCTGTCGATGTTTCAGGGGTCCAGGGCTCGGGCGGAATCTCCTCAACTCTCAGGTCTCCGTCGGGATCACAGACCGCTTTGAGTGTTTTCTTCTGGGGGTCGCGAGCTCTGAAGATGTGGGCGTACTTGCCAATTACTTCATTATGATCAATGCTCGACTCGCGATCCTCTCGGCTTGCGAATGCCTCATCGAGAAGCGCCTTGATCGGCGCGGGCATATGATCGATAAAGTGTTGCTTCAGTGCGCGGACCGGGAGCGTGTGCGTCCGAGAGTTAGACCGCGTATCCTCCCAAAGGAGACGGGATCGAGTGTCATCAGGATAGACGCCGACATGATGGCCGCCTTCGATCTTTTGGCGAACTGGCATCGAGATGATCAGATTAACCCGGGGGATGATCTTGTCGTGATTAATTCCCCAAGATCTCATCACGTTTTTCTGGGGCTGATGGTTATACAGCTCGCCATCATAGAAATAAACGACAGCCCCTCCCATGTTATGAAGTTTATAAAGATTCTTTGCCGCTTTGCTCACCGCCTTCTTGTCCGATATGCCCCAGGCGATGCCATAATCCAGACCGTCTACACTTAGATCCATGGTCCCCTCGTCCTCCCAATAGCCGTCGCCGGGCTCGTCGTATGTTCTGACCGCGGTGGGCTTCCCTGTAACACCGTCCCTAATACAAGATCCCCTCATGCCCAGTTTAAAAAAGCGGTCTCGGATAAATGAAAAGATCGAGGCGTTGTGGGGCCCCCAGTGCGGATGCTTGCTTGATATATGCGACACGCGATCATTGCCGCACAATATGACGCAAGTCCCATGTCCGGCGGCCTTGATCTCGACAGTCTTCAGCGCCGCCCATTTAATGCCGTCATACCCCTCTGGATATTCGCAAGAGAGTTCATTGAGGCAAACGACATCATCGAACAAGTCGTGGACGATCGAGCCCTCATCATCGATGAGCGGTGCGTCGGTCTCGTCATCGATCACCGGCGCTGATCGAGGTATCCGCTTGATCCCGTATCGCTTCGTCTCAGGGTCGCGGTGAAGCCAGATCATTGACCCCTTATCTTCTTTGGATGTCCAAGACAGGAAGATGACCCCGTAATGATTCCAAGGGAGAGTCGTCGCCTTGACGCCGATCCCATAATTATCATGATGACCGAAGGCTTGAGTCTTCGATGACGAGTTCCATTGACCGATGTACTTCTTGAGGTCATCGGCCGACATCCCGCGCCCATCATCGCTGAAGATTAACCGAGCGGCCCCGATGGTGTTCGCTCGATACTCTCGCCGAAGAGAGAACGTGGTCGCGCCGGCTTCCTCGGCGTTCTTGATGAGGTCTCTTGTCCAGACCTGAGGATGCATTCGTCGAGCGAATCGCTCCAGCGTATTGCTTAGATTGTTATCTTTGAGAGGGGTAAATGTTTTCAATGTATTTCCTTATGCGTTGAAAAGTGAGCGGGGCGATCGCCTCGCGGTCGATCAGAATGGGACTGAGTTCATGTCGAGTTGAGGAGTCGCGCCGATGACGACGGACGGAGGCTGAGCGCCCTCGCCGTATCGCTTCCACAGCTCGACGCGTTGAGCTTGAGGCAAGACCTGGAGCGCCATCTCGACTCGCATCTCGGCCTTGGTCATTCTCATCCTTCGTTCATAGTCGCCTGGATCTTTGCGCCAATGGGGATCATATGCTTCGAGAGCTGCGATGGCGTCCTCTTCGAGAGAGAGGGGATCGGCTTTGGGCTCGGGTCTTGGCTCGGGCTTTGGCTCGGGCCTTGGCGCCGGTGGTCTAGGCTGAGGCTGAGGAGGGCGAGAGGGTTGACGCTCTTGACGCGGCGGGCGATCACCGACTTGAGCGAAGATGATCTCATCGCGCTCTTTGTCATCTTTGATCATCCCCTCGGCGAGCTCGTCGGGCGAGTATGTCTGGCCGATGATCTCAGGATAGGCGACTCGAAGGAGGGCGGTGATGCATCTCTTGTGCAGCATATTCTTCGGCATTGTCTGCCATTGTTTTTGTTTCAAGAAGTCTCGCTGCTTGGCCTCCTCGATCGTGAACGTCCAAGTGTGCTCGAACTCCCATTCAAGCTCATCGGCGCGCTTCGTCGCGATCGTGCAGATCTTGTCGGTGTGCTCGACAATTCGGATGTAGGCGCATATCTTGACGCCGTTTGGATCGATGTATCGACGGACGACACCGGCCATAGCGTCGGCGTTGAGCGCCGGCTTACCCTTGATGATGTATGTATGCGCAAGGGTCACCGCGACATTCCCTTGATAGAGGTGGCCGAAGGTGAGGAAGGCCTTGACGTTGTCATTAAAATCGCGGTCATCTTTCGATAGATTGCGAATGATTGAGAGTGTAGAATCGTTTAACATTATAAATCCTTATGCGAAGATTTGATTGTTTATGCGAGAAGAAGAAGCTCGATAAAAGCGTCTTGATCTTGGCGGGGTTTCGTGGACCAATCGTAGACGATCCAGTTATTGAGTAATCGGGTGAAGTCATCGGGCGACATGTTGAGAGCGTCGATCGTCATGTATCCTTTATCGACCATGAGCTCGTCGGCGGCTTGCTCGATGTCCTCTTGGGTGAGGACTCCTTGGGAGAGGAGGTCATCGATCTGACACTCGAAGATCCGCTCGAAGCGATCGAAGCAATCCCAGAGAGCGCGGATCGTTGTAAAGTTAAGGGGAGATGGAGAGGACATGAAGAGAGGCGCCTCGACTTTCGGCGGGCGGATTGAATCGAGCGCCATGTTGATCAGGAAGATGGATGTCAGGATGACGAGCAGAGATGAGATGATCATATTAATCCTCTAGGGTTGAATTGTGGATAAAGTGTGACGCCCGATAACTTACGCCGGTGAGATCCGTAGCAGCTCGGGCCAGGTCGGCGGCGACTCTCTTCGAGGGCTTTACTTTTCCGCTCAAGTATTGTGATAATTGAGAGTTATAGATCTCAGCGATCTCGGCGAGATGACCGAAATTATATCGATGAGCTTTTAAGTCGTTCTTCAGCTTCTCTTTAAGTGTCATATCCAAGACCCGATCTCTTCGTCTTGGACAGCGGCACTTATCAGGTTGACATGAATACAAGCGGGACCGTTGCACGCAAAGTAGAAGGTGTCGCCGATGATGGAGCAATCGCTATTATTCTCCTCTTCGCTGTCATAGAGATCGCGGGCAGCTGTCGAGAGCTGATCGAGGTCAGGGTATTTAATTGCATTGCTCTCGATGAGGGATCGAACGGCGCGCTCGATCTCTCGATCTGAGTGAGCGTTCAAGACTGGATGAGATGGGATTCGCTTAAACATATATTGTCTCCTATGCTGTGGGGCTTCGTGCCCCTTCACCCAAAAAGCCCCCTAACTCGGAGAGCTAGAGGGCCACCGGGCGGCAGAGGTCAAGACCCCGCTTAATTGTTCATGGCGTGTAAGAGCATGGCCTCAAGGCGCGCTTTGATCTCTTCTTGGTTGTCACTGGCGAGCAATGACCTGAAGCTCGCCCTCTCCTGATCGAGATTGTCTGAGAACTCTTTGACAGCTTCCGCGGCGGTGCTTCCTGTAGTGTTCTCTGTCGCCTTAATGGCCATTGAGTAGAAAAGAGCCTTCTTCATTGCTTCCTTGGTGATCTTCATCTTCGCTGTCCTTCTGACCTCTCGGTCGCTGTTGATGTGTCATTGATAACACTATAAACGGAGTCTGTCAAAAGTTTTTTCACTCTTTATAAAAAAGATTGTCATGAGGCTGTCCTTGGTGTAGAGTCTAAGAACCAACCATGAGGAGAGACACATGACAGAGAACGACTTGAAGAAGATGATCTATCGATTATCTGATCTAACACCGACCGAGAAGCTGACCTTGTTGGTCGCGCTTTCATTCGTCGACTGGGTGAGCTGGGAAGGGACCGCATCGATCAATCAATTCGCGGACGCTCTCGCTACTCAACGCCGAGCTATATCGAGAGCTCTCAAGGGGCTCGCTTCGAAGGGCTATATAGAGAGGTCATCGAGGCGCCTTGGTCGGCAGATGAATACTCGATCAGATATGAAGCTCAACATTGACCGCATCCGAGGTGGTGACAAACAGGTACATAAGGGTGGTGACAAACAGGTACAAAGGGGTGGTGACATAAAGTCGCTAGGTGGTGACAAACAGGTACAAAGGGGTGGTGACATAGTGTCGCTAGGTGGTGACAAACAGGTACATAAGGGTGGTGACATAGTGTCGCTAGGTGGTGACATAAAGTCGCCCTTATATATACAACCTAATAATCAACCTTCTAATCAACCTTCTAATCAACCTATCAATCAACCAAATAATCAACCAACGCGCGCGGCGCTCCCGGTCGAAGAGAAACAAGTATTGAGGGGATCCTATAAACCCGATCGATATATGCCTCCAGATCTTCACGACGAAAAGAAGAAGAGGATGAAGACCCTCAACGAAGCATTCAAGAGATGTGGGATCGAGCAAGAGTTTAAGATCAGATGGATCCATTGGTGGCACAGCTGGAGAGTGGAAAATTACCCATTATGGCATCACATGAACTGGGATAAATTCGATCTCGATGTGGTCCCCGCCATCGCTGAGATCAAACGAGAACAAGAGGAATCAAAGAAGATGAGGCACCCCAACCAATGGTAAACTTGAAAGACGCAATCATGAAAAGCGGAATTGAAATAACATTAAACAAGCTCAAGGCGGCATCGGATCAAAGACGCATCGAGCGCGATGACCCTCCTCAACGGCTGAAGTCTTGGCGGACGCTAGTCCCTCAAGATCTACATGGCGGCTATCTCGTCCCAAAGGGCGGCTACATCTCGACGGTGATCCTCGACTATTGCGGGCGGTGCCAAGAGGGCTTCACCTTCAAGAGCGATGGCCGCTATCAAGTCGCCGCCTTCTGTCAAGACTGCGAGATTCCACGAAGAAGACTGAAGAGGATCGAGCAAGCGCAGCTCCCGCTAGATGCTCGCGACGCATATATTGGGATGTATGAATTTGACTCAGCTCACCAAGAAGATCAGGTCGCCGAGTTCCTCGGATATAAGCGCCATGAAGATATGCCTCCCTCAATGCTTATGCATGGATCAAGCGGAAACGGAAAGACGACCCTCCTCTATGCCATCGCCAAAGAGCTTGCTTGGCGCGGGATGAAGGTTCGATACACAACTCACACTCGACTATTCGAAGCTGAAAAAAGATCATGGTCGGGCAAGGATCGAAGCCCGATGGAGTCTTGGCTCGATGGGATCGACGTCCTTCTCTTCGATGAGCTCGGCGGGATCGGTGGAGATGCTCGGGCATCGGAGTGGTATCGAGACAAAACCAAGGAGATGCTCGGGCTCATCTATGAGCGATGGACCGCCGGGGAGCTCGCGGTCATCATGACGACGAACCTCTCCCCAGCTCAGATCGTCAAGCGCCTCCTCGACAACTCACAAGCGATGGTCTCCCGACTCAAGAGCATATTCCCCGATCCCGTTGAGATGGTCGGACATGATCGAAGAGCGAAGCAAGAAAAAACTATTTGGGATATTTGAGAATCTGAGATATGATCATTGATCTCGTCGGTGATGAACTCATTCGCAAGATAAATCAACGGGCGTAATGGTTTGAGGTCGGTCTAATTCTAGGTCGGCCTCTTCTGTTTTCGGCGCCGAAAAAAAAGAACCCCTCACCCTAAGAATCAAGGGCGAGGGGAGATTTACACCGCGGCGAGATTATCATAGTCAATGTATATAATCAAAATTATAACTTGATTATATGATCGATAAGCGTATGATAATTATCTATCTAAAGCATAAGGGTAAATGATGAGCGAGGACACTCTAAACACGATCACGATCATGGGGCGCGTCGGTTCCGACGCCGAGGTCAAGGATATTCATGGCAATAAGCTAGCCGAGTTCAGCGTAGCGACCGATCGCATATCTAAAGATCGAAAGGTCGCCGACTGGCACCGGGTCAAGGCATGGAGATACACCGCCGACCGCGTCCAAAACTGGGAAAAGGGCGACTATGTTTGGGTCGAAGGTGAGCTCGTCTCGGATCAATACGAGAAAAACGGAATCAGGATCACGGCGTGGTCTATCGTGATGAGGCGAGGCCAACGGATCACCGCAGCGAACCCTCGACAAGTCGGCGGTGGCGCTCAATGGTAAAGCGAGATCTCACAACCGAGGAGGCGGTCGCGCTCGTCGCCCCTCTCTCTCAAGTTCTTCGAGTCTTTGTGAACCTTCACAGGATGAGAGATCAAGAGATCGATGGCGTCCCTCGACCTCCTCAGCAGATGAGAGAATTTCAAGAGCGTATTACGGTCATGACGTGGAATCTCAGAGATGAGATGAGGCTGTTAAGGGAGATCATCGATGGCGAAAAAGAATCAAAAAAAAGCGATGACGCGCGCGCGAAAGTCGGGCCGACGGACAAAGAAGAATCAAGCGACCCTTGACGGGATCATCGAAGCGATCCGCGTCGGGATTACTTTCGAGCGCGCCGCCGAGCTTCACCGGATACACCGGACAACGATTCTGACATGGAGGAATGAAGACCCCGAGTTCGATAAAGACATCCTCGAAGCGGTCGCCTACAGTGAGGCTATACTTCTCCAACGGATCGCGGACAAGTCGACCGACGACTGGAAGGCCGCCGCTTGGATCCTTGAAAGACGACACCCCGCACAATACAGCCAACGCCGAGAGATCGACGTCACTGTCTCAAGAAGCGACGGCAAAGACGAAGTCGTCGCGATGATGGAGCAGACGAGAGAGCTATATCTCGGCGCCGAAAATCAAAAGATCGAATCCGAGGACTCGACCGATTGACTCAATACCTTGCATAAGGAGCCCTTAGAGTAACATGACTAGAGATGAAATAAAAGAGCGCGCTCGACAGCTCAAGACCGAAGGCGCGGGACGATCAAATAAAGCGGTCCGAGCGATCCTCGCCGAGGAGCTCCCCGCCGATCAATGCCCGTCTCTTTATCAGGTCTCCGAGTGGTGTCGCGGTCTTGCAGATCAAAGGCGCGCGCGCGCGTGTGTCTATACATACGAAGAGGCAGCGGAGCGCAAGAGAGCCTATCAAAGAGAGTATGCTCGACGCCGGCGCCAAGATCCCGAATATCGGGCGGTGATGGCCGAGAGGTCGAGGAGGTATCGAGATGAGCTGTGATGAGGCAAAGCGACTAGAGAAGAATCGAAAGTCGAGGGAGTATTATGCTCGGAATCGTGAGAAAGGCCGCGCCCGGTCGCGAGCATATTATTGTTCAAAATACGCCTCGATCTACTATCAAGCGAATCGGGAGAGGTACGCCGCATATTATCAAGCGAATCGGGAGAGGCTAAGAGCGGAGGCCCGCGCCCGTTATCATCGATTGAAGGCCGAGGCGAATGACGCTCAATCTTAACGAACTCCAGCGCCACATCATCACCGGCATCCGTCGAGAAGATAAGATCGTCTCGGCTCGATGTGGATGGGGATCGGGTAAGACCTCGGGCTTGATCTTCGCTCTTTGGTTCATCGCCAAGACGCGACCGGGGACGAGTTCGCTATTGGTCACCGATACGAACGGCCGGTATAACTCGGTCCTTATGCCCGAAATCGAGAAGTGGCTTGAGCCGATCGGATGGGTTTATAATCACACTATGAGAAGGTGGACGGATACGAATAACGGGTCGACCGTTTGGTGCCGGTCCTACTTCCGCCCAGGTACAAGAGACGCGACCCATAACCCTCTCGAAGGGCTCAACGTCACAAGCGGCGTAGCCCTCATCGATGAGTGTCAAACACTCGAAGCCGAGGTCGCTCATAAAGCTCTCGGTCGTCTTCGATCGGGGCCGTCTCCGATACTCGTCCTCGTCGGTCTCCCCGTCGTTGATGCTTGGTGGTGTCAAATGGCTGAAGACGCGGGCTATGATCCGCTCCTCTTCAATAGCTATGTGAACGAATCGAACCTCGCCGCCGAATGGTTTGAGGCGACTAAGTTACTCCCGCCCGATGAGCGCGAGGCTATGGTCATGAACAGACCAAAGCCGCCGAGCGGTCTCGTCTACTCCGAGTTCAACCCCGAGAAACACATCATCGATGGGTGGAAGTATCGTCCCGAGATGAAGGCGAGGATAGCGATCGACTGGGGATTCCGTAAGCCCTCGGTCCTGATCATCGCATACGACGAGGAGCTCCAAGCCTCGGTCATCTGTCAAGAGTTCAACCCCCATGAGGTGACGATCGAGCAGCTCGCCCAGATGATCTTGGCTGTCGCTTGGCCTCGATCGCTCCAGACCCAAGCGCCATCGAGTCGGATATGGCTAGACGCCGGAGTCGCTGACAAGGCGGGCGCCGCGAGGTCAGATCATACAGGTCGATCAGCCTTCCGAATGATCAAGCGTCACCCCGATCTAGGCGGGATCGGCATGCCTCTTCGATGGACGACCGATCCGATCATGACCGACATTCTCAACGGCGTTCAAAAGTTAAAGCGCGCCTTCCATCGCGGGCGCTATCGAGTGACGCGGGAGGTGTGGGATCGAGGCGAGAGAGTCAAGGGCAACTCGATCAGGCGGGCGCTTATGTCTTACGCTTGGGATAAACAAGAGAAGCCGAGGAAGGACGGGCGAGAGGATCCCCTCGACGCTCTCCGATATGATTGTATTTATCATTATTGGTCAGACACCGACATCGAGCGAACGGCGAACAAGCGAACGCCGAGGAGTCGAAAAGTAAAAGTCGGCGGTGGCCGAAAGGATTCGTTTTGATTCACTTCGCTGTATTCGTTTTCACTGTTCTACTCATTCAAAAGCTCGACGACTGGGGCGCCCTTTGATCATCCACGGGGACTCGATTGACGAGCTAAAGTCTTTAGAGAGCGGATCGATCGACGCCGTCGTCACCGATCCGCCCTATGGGCTGTCGGCATTGTCGCCCGCCCAAGTCGCCGACGTTATGCTTAAATGGTGTCGAGGTGATCTCGACTATATGCCAACGGGCGCCGGCTTCATGGGCAAGTCTTGGGATGTCTTCGTTCCGCCCCCGGCGCTTTGGGTCGAGGTCATGCGAGTCCTTAAGCCCGGCGGTCATGCTTTAGTCTTCGCGGCGTCACGATCTCAAGATCTCATGGGGCTCTCTTTGAGGCTCGCGGGGTTCGAGATGCGAGATGTGATCCAATGGATCTACGGAACAGGCTTTCCCAAATCGCTTAATGTGAGTAAGGCGATCGATGGGGGTTTGGGCGTTGAGCGCGAGGTCATCGGCTTCAAAAAAGTCGTTCCCGGTGTGACGTTCAGCAGTGATGGGCCGAGCGAGATGCCCTTGACACTACCCGCATCCGATGAAGCCCGTCAATGGGAGGGATGGGGTACAGCTCTTAAGCCCGCTTATGAGCCATGCTTATTAGTCCGCAAACCGATCAAGGGAACGGTCGCGGGGAATGTGGTGAGGTATGGTGCAGGGGCGCTTAATATAGATGGATGTAGGATCGGCGAGGAGATAATAAAGACGCATGGAGGAGGGACGAGGGCCATCGAGTTCCTCGGCGCCGACACGACCGCTTATGAGGGGAGCGAGCACCGTGGGCGATGGCCCTCCAACGTCATCTTCGATGAAGAGAGCGCCCCCACCCTCGGCGATCAATCCCGCTTCTTCTATTGCGCCAAGGCGTCGAGGGGTGAGCGAGAGGCGGGGCTCGGTGGGTTCGACCTCAAGAAGGCGGGCGCGATGAGCGGAGAGGAGACGCGATCAGATCGCCCGACAAATCACCCGATGCGAGCCAACGTACATCCAACAGTCAAGCCGATCGACCTCATGAGATACCTCATCCGACTCATCACGCCCAAGGGCGGAACCGTCTTAGACCCATTCAACGGGTCAGGCTCGACGGGGTGCGCCGCAGCTCTTGAGCGGGTCGACTATATCGGCATCGAGCGCGAGGCTGAATACGTCGAGATCTCAAGGGCGAGGATAGCCCATTGGTCAGGCAACCCCATAATCTATGAGACACCGAAACCTAAAAGCGAGGAGATCGATCTCTTCAATTGGAGAGAGCAGCATGACTGAGAAACAGGCACTAATGATGGTCACCCTCGCCAAGCGACTGATCACCGACGCATACCACGACATGGAGCATGATGACTTTATCGAGTCGTTTAAACTTTATACCCAGATCATCAAGGAGCTCTTTGAGGCTGAAGCTAAAGCGGAAGCGGCCTCCGGTTTAGAAATAAAAGAGCCCGTGGATAAATGATACGATTGCGCTGACCCCTCGGGACATGACATCGAGATAAAGATATGGGATGAGCCCCGCTTGTTCGATGAGCGCAAGAATCATTAGATACTCCCGACCCAATATCAACACAAGATAAGGCGCGACCCATCGCCAAAAGAAGCGACGGCGCCTCTCCTCGGGCGTGAGCTTTGGGGGCTTGATGAGCTTGACTTTGGATGTCTCTTTCGGTGGCTTCATTCGGCTTTGATCCCATGAGATGACATAGACTGTGATCGGGGCGCGTACCCCCTTTAGTCGCCATTGCCCGATGTCTCTGATCATGAGACCCGCTCGAACCGAGGAGGCGTACTCGCCCGCCCTCTTCGATAGCAATGTTTGACCTGGGCCGGCCAGGCTCATGATCCGCGCCGCGATATGCTTTTGAACTCCCTCGACTTCGACGGGCTTGGCTCCTCGGCTTACAAAGTGAGCATGGTTCGTCGACATCATGACATGACCGGCATGAATCCCGACTCGACTCTTGAGGCCGAGATGATGCTCGACTAGTTTGTGATATTCGGTCACATATTGAAGAGCCTCTCGCATCGTCTCGAAGATCAAGAGGGCGCCGTCGGTCTTGTCGATCTCGACGCCCGACCATTTAATCAAGAGCCCTCTAAAGATCCGATCATAAAGACGCATCGCTTGGGCCGCCTTGACGTCTCCGACGGTCTCGATAAACTTCGTTGACTCAACGATGTCGATGATGACGAGGATGGCGAATTGGCGCTCCATTTATTTCGACAGCTGCCCGAGCTCGGCCTCGATCGTCGCGAGTCGCCTGATCGTATCTTTATCAATCCCCTTCTCAATGATTGTCTCGACCCGAGCGAGGCGCTCAGATAGCTCGTTGTCTTTGACTTTGAGCAAATTATTGATGACTCCAAAGACTTCGATTCGGCCTTGTCGGTTCCCCTCGATGTGGTTCTTCATATCTTCGAGCTGGTGCTGAAGCGCGGCGAGCTGAGCTTCAATTCTAGTCACCTTCTTCGAGAACGACCAAAGCAGACCGCCGGCGGTCGCCAAGATCGGGGCGATCTCGGTCAATATATTCGCGTAGTCCATGATCACTCCTTGGCATATTATATAAAGAGGGTACGTTATGACCCCATGAGGTCAAGTCTAACCTAGGTGGGTTGACTTTCACCCCCTTACTCTATAATAATGTTGAGGCGCGTCTATATATCTGTGAGTAAAATATGAACTATAAGCCCGAAGAGCGAGCGCCAAAGCACCTTAAAGCGCGGTATCCTCGCTTCGGGGTAAGAGGGATAACGGGGACGCAGTTATCGGGCGGAGTGATCTCGGGCGTCGAGCAGAATCCAAAATTGACGGGCTTGAATTGGGTCAACGAAGCTGAGGAGATGCTGAGGACTGATCCAGTCGTTCGTCGATCTTGGCATATGTTGAGACAAACTTTATTAAGCGCAACCTGGCGCTTTCAGGCGGGAGTCGAAAACGACCCCGTCGCCGAGGAATACGCTCGATATGCAAACGAGGCTTACGGTCTCGACGGATGGGCGGGGCAAATGGCGAGCTCCTTCGAGGAGCAGCTCACCTACTTGATGGAGTTCGTCCCCTTGGGCTATCGCTACGCCGAGGAGACATATAGAGTCGGCCCCGACAGTCAAGGCAAGGTCAAAGTTTGGCTCGATCTATACGCTGATCGGGAGCCTTCAGCGCACTCTCAATGGTTAAGCCGAGACGGTCAGCACCTCGACGGCGTCACTCAAAACACAGTCGGCGTGAACAAGCAACCTCGACCGATCCCGTCGAACAAGCTCATCCTCTTGACCTTGAATCGAACAGGATCAAATTTTGAGGGCGTGGGTATGCTTCGACCTGTCTGGTGGTGGTGGCGTACTAAGCAGCGAGTCAGTAACTTAATGTGCGTCGGCCTTGATCGTTGGGCGATCCCGACCCCAAAGATCACCGTCGACCGATCCGTAGCCGAACAGCAAGGGCTCACCGATGGCGACATCGACTCGATGATCGATGAGGCGGAAGCCCAAGCCCAAGCATTCATCTCGACAGAGCAATCATATCTCGTCGAGAATCCCGCGATTAAATTTGAGGCTTACGCGGTGGCGCCGGCCCTCTACTCTCAAGGTCCGCTCGACATCATCAAAGAGTGTGACAATCAAATCTCTCAAGCCTTCCTCGCCCAATTCGCAAACCTCGGGATCAGCGACACCGGGGCGCGGTCAGTCGGCGAGATTCATCTCTCGATGTTCCGAAGGGCGGCCATTAATCTATGCGATATAGTCGCCGCCCAGGTCAGCGGTCCAGGTCGAAGAGGAGGCGGGACAATAGGGCGCTTGATCCGTTGGAACTATGGCGCCGTCGATCCCTCCAAGCTGCCCCGCCTAACTCATACCGGCCTCGATACTGATGACCTCGCCGAGTCCCTCGGGATGCTCGCCCCCCTAGTTCAGGCGGGATTATTGACCGCAGATAATGAACTTGAACGAGCGATCAGGGAGAGGCTCGGAGCGGGAGACCTCCCCGAAGACGCTCAACGCTCGACCATCGAGAGGACATCATCATCGAAGGGCGGCGCGATGAGTCTCGCCGAGGCACTCATCGAGAGGAGGCGACAAATTGAAAAAGGCTAAACGGCTCAAGAGCCGAATCATCAAAAAGAAGAAGGTCATGATCTCAACGCCGACAGCTCTCCGAGCGTATGGCGAGGCGATCCAGCTCGATTCATCGACTCAATACGACATCCCCGAGGGGCTCACCGTCGGGCGCCCGTTCAAGACTCTAGCCTTGGGTCAAGTCTCCTCTCGGATGAGCGGAGAAGCGATCGGAAACGAGATCGATCGTGGTCTACTTGAAGAGCTCCTCAGAGTTTATCAAGAGCGCCAAGAGGTCGACCCCGTCATCATCGACTGGCAACACTCGACAAGCCCTTTCAATGGTGGCCCTCCAGCGCCTCCCTCTAGTGGGTCGGCTCTCGGCCTCATCGTCGATCTCGATCTTCGAGAAGATGGGCTCTACGCGGTCCCCGCCTATAATGAGCGAGGGCTCGAAGTCGTCGAACAAGCGGGCGGGATCCTTTGGAGTTCGCCCGAGTATCTTCAAGGCGCGATCTTCTCCCGCGATGGTGGATCCAAAGTCGGAGACGCTCAACTATTAGCAATTACTCTCACCCCTCGGCCGGCGCAAGCTCACAGCAAGATCGACCGAGTCACTTTAAACGAAGGAGACCCAGTGGATAACTTGGACTCAATGAATGAAGAGGAGCTCCGCGCCGCCCTGTCTGCCAAAGACGAGATGGTCAGGGAGCTCGAAGACAAGATCGCCGAATTGATGGCCGACTCAGAGGCTCAAATGACCTCAGAGGAGACAGCGCAAGCCGACACCCCAGCGGTCGTCGAGCAAGCCGAAGAGGTCAAAGAAGAAGAAGAGGAGAAAGAGGAGATCACCGTCAAGATGAGTGAGACCCTCGACGCGACTCCCGCTCTTCTCTCGGAGATCAACAAGCTACGCGAGGAAGTCGCGGGCCTCAAGGCTGACAAAGAGACCGTCCAACGCCGCGAGGCGGTCGGTCAACTTCTCCGAGAAGGTCGTATCACTCCAAGCGAAGAAGAGGCAGCCTCTCAAGCGTGGAGTCAGCGCAACTCGTCGCCCGTCTTTTGGGCGTTGTTCTCATCTCGCTCGATCGGCTCGTCGGTCCCTCTTGATGAGATCGGCCACGGCGCAAGCGGTGCAGAGCTTAATAAAAAATCACTCGATCAAAAAGTGCGAACTCTCGCCGAAGAGAAGTCGATCACTTATTCGCAAGCTCTCACTCAGTTTAGAGAGCAGAACCCCGACTCATACAAAGCCGTTTACGGAGGATAACCAATGAGCAATCAAAACATCGTACGAACATTCATCGCCGCGGGCGCGATCACCGAGTTCGCCGTCGTCTCTATCAACTCCGACAGCAAGGTCGTCGTAACTACTGCTGGGACCGATGTCGCGGCCGTCGGGGTCGCGCAGCGCGCTTGCTCCACCGGTGACGCTGTCGAGGTCGTCGTCTTCGGCTTGACCCGCGTCATTTGTGCGGCGTCAAATATCAACGCATTCGAGGCGACTCCTCGACTTGCGGCAGCCGCTGCCGGCACCGTCGCGGTCGCGGGCGCCGGTGATTATCCCAACATGTTTGTCCAAGCGAACATCAACCAAACAGCGGCGACAAGTGGTGATCAACTCACCGTCCTTTGGTCTCCCGCTAGTGCAGTGCTTTAGGAGTCGTTTAAATGGCTAGTTCATATTCCAATATTCATCCAGTAGACGAGATCCTTTCAAGCCTCGTCCTCGAGGCCGTCCCTAGCGATGATCAGCTCATCGCCGACAAGTGCATGGAGACAGTTGTCATCCCCGAAAGAAGCGGGACTCTCCTCATCGAGAACTCGCGGAACTTCATGGGCGCCGGTGCAGGTCTCGACCTTGAGCGCGCTCCCGGTTCCGAGCGTCAAGCGATCGGTGGATTCGATCGAAGCTCAACGACCTTCATGGCTCGCATCTATTCGGCGCGTGATTCGATCGCGATGGAGGACATCCTCGACAGCCAATACCCCGGCTCCGAAGAAGCTCGCATCGCTCGCAAAGTCGCCCGCGTCATGAAGCTCGCCAAAGAGCAACGCGCCGCCGATCTCCTCTTCGGTACGGGTAACTTTAACAACGCGACTTCAGCCGCTGAGTTCGGGGGCACATTCAACGCCGCCGGCGCCGACGCATTGACTTACCTTGACCAGCTCAAGGACACCGTCTTCGCGGCGGTCCATGGCATCAACCCCGACACTCTGATCTTTGGTCGCGATCTGTTCCGCACGATCGCCCGAAACCCCGAGGTCCGAGGGTTCGCCGGAACAGCAGCGAACGGTCTCGCAAGCGGTGATCGTATCCTTAATGACGGCGCCGTCCTCGACGTCTTGCGTGATGTCTTAGGGATCCCGAATGTCTATGTTGGCGCAGCTCGACGAGATACGGCTGTACCCGGCGCGACAGCGTCCGAGGCTTACATCTGGACCCGAGACTCTCTCTTCTGTGGAGTTCTCCGAGGTGCCGACGCGATCACGACCAAGAGCGGGAACGTTAAGGCGATGCCAGCCGCCGCCCTTAACTTCCAGTTCGGCGGGCCGGTCGCGGGTCAGTATGACTCGATCGACGGCATCGCTCGTTATGTCTACGCCGAGGAGGTCCAGACCTTCCAGGCTCTTGATC